TAATAAGTTATGGTAGAAAATTTTACAATAAAAAATCTCCTTACCGAATCCGAATGTGATGAGATAATTGGGTATTCAACAAAAAATTTAAATTTAACTAAAGCGTTGGTTGGTACAGAGGCAATATATAATGAAAAAATGAGAAAGTCATCGGTATCTATAACAAATTATGATTCCGTATTCCCATTTATAAAACAGAGGTTATTGAAACAATTGCCCGGCTATATGAATGTTAAAGGACATGAAATTAATTTTGATAATCAACCATATCAATTTACAAAATACGAAAAAGGTGAATATTATAACTGGCATGTTGACTCAATCGATGATGGGTATATGGCCAAAAGATATTGCTCAATAGTAATTCAATTAAATAATTCGTATACGGGAGGTGAATTACAAATGCAAAAAAATGAGGATGATGATATTATAACATTTGAATGTGGAAAAGGAAATTTATTTGTATTTTTATCAAATATACGGCATAGAGTTAATACAGTTACCGGTGGAACACGGTACTCATTGGTAAGTTGGTTTACATTAAAGCCTATTGAAAATTTTAAAAAAACACTTATTTAGTTATGATTATAGTACCCGAGACGCAAATAACAGAGGCTAGTTTTGAAAAGTGGAAGTGTCATAGAATAGAAGTAACCGATGAAGAAGATAATTACTTTTACTATATCATTCCTTTAATAGATGTTGGTGAAGAAGAACTTATGGATATAGAATCCGTACCGGCATTATTTAGTTCGGAATCCGATGAGTTTGAAGATGAAAAAGGTAATCGAATATTTACAATGAGATTATTTGATGATGATTTGCCTGAATTAATGTCCGAAGAAGAAGTTGAAATCCTATATAATATCTTAACTAAAAAAAATTTAGTAGTTCAAAACTAATAAATTAAATGAGAATATTAATAATAGCACAACCTAGAACAGGTAGTACGGTTTTTTCTAGATGGTTAAGTAGTGAACTCAATTTCAAATGGATAAATGAACCATTTAATATCACAAATCATAATATAAATGATATTTTTGATGCGGATAATATAGTAGTTAAATTGATATTTGAAAACAATACAGGAGAATGGTTTTGGGATGGCAGAATAAAAAGTATTAATCATTTAATATCCCTTAATTGGGATATTATTTTTGTATTAACAAGAGATAATACATTGAACCAAGCCATCAGTAAAGCGTGGGCAGATGAAAATGAAATGTGGGGTGAAACCAAATATAGAATAACGGATGGTTGGTTAGAAAAAAGAAATAAAGGAATTCAAAAACGTATTGTAAATATTGAAAAAGATAAAGAATTTCTAAAATTATTAAATGTAAATCAAATAACATACGAAGGAATATATGAAACCAAATGTGTTATTAATGAGTTAAAGGAACTTTTAAAAGTTAATGATTTCAAATATACCGATGTATTATCAAACAAAAACAGATACAGAAAAACTGCCGAATATAATGAAGATGATTTATTTGATAAATTCAAAAAAAAATCGTATATTAGAGTAATATAAACTTTAAAATATGAAACAAAAAACAGAAGCCGAATTACAGGCAAATTACGAAAAATTTATTGCTATCCTTAAAAAGTATTTCAAAGGTGAAAGACTTGATAAGTTATTGTATATGTATTCCGAAAAAGAATTAGGAATAAGTTTAACCCTATCACCGGCATCCGGCGCAGTTCAATATCACAATGCATATATTGGTGGTTATATAGACCACATCTTTAATGTTACAAAGAATGCATTAAGAATGAAAGAAATGTTTATTAATGCAGGAGGTGAAATTGATTTTACAGATGAAGAATTGGTATTTGCCTGTTTACATCATGATTTGGGTAAATTGGGTATTGCAGGTGAAATGCATTATTTACCAAATGATTCCGATTGGGAAATTAAAAGAGGACATGTGTTTAAAAGAAATGATAAAATTTCTTATATGACTCTAACCGATAGAACATTCTTCACACTCAATGAGTATGGTGTTACCTATAATGAGAAGGAGTATTTTGCTATTAAACTGACCGATGGTATGTATGATGAGGATAATCAGAAATACCTAAAAGGACATGATATCAAAAAGCAATTGAGATACAAACTTCAGTTCATAATGCATTGGGCAGACCACATGTCTACTATAATTGAAAGACAAGATGTCAAAATGTAATGACATTATTACATAAAATTTGGATTGGTATGATAGTTGAATATTATGTGTATATTGTTTAACTAAAAAATTAAAAACTATGTATTACACAAACTTTGACAAACTAGTAGATTCTCTTTTTGATGACAGAATTACTTGGAAAAATCATTCAACAACCTATGTACCATCTAAATTCGCAGTAGATATTGTAGATGATAAAGCCCACATTGCCTTATCGGTATTGGGGCATGACCCAAATAACATTGAAATATCTTGCTATGAAGATAAGATTGAAGTTAAAGCAAAAAAAGGTGAAGAAAAAGTACCGTTTAATCAACTTATTGCAAATATAGATGAGAGAATTACTTTAGGTAAAGATTTGGATGGTAGAAATGCAAAAGCAGAAGTCAAAAATGGTATTTTGACAATCGTTGTAGAAAGAAAAGAAGAATCTAAACCTAAAAAATTAAATTTAAAGGTATCTTAATTCTTTCGGTATTTAAGTATTATTCTTAAAATTGTTATAAAAAGAACAATACCAACTGCAATTTTAGCAATAGGATCTTGAGATATGATATGTAATAGATTTATTAACTTTTGTATGGCTTCTATATAATAATCTATATCTAAAAGTTCATCTGTGTTAATGGACTGTAGTAGGGTTTTCATAAGTATAAATATCTAAATGCGCGTTCAAAAATTTGGAAAAATCGGTTATTTATTGTATATTTAATAAAGGTAAGATTTACTCTTACCTTTTTTTATTAAAATAAAATATTTATGTCTATGATATACGATGAAAAAATACAAACATTATTGGTTGCACTTGATGGCAAATTGAAAATAATTCAAAATGTAGCAATGGGTGCACAGCAATTGACTCCATCGGAGGTTTCAACTACTATTGAAGATGCAAGAAAAATAGTAGAGAGAGTATCGGAGTTAGTTTCAATTAATAGATAAAATTATATTATGAATTGGCTTAAATTTTTAGTGGGAATTTCCGCACTAATTATAGCAGGTTGTGCGGCATACTTCTCCGTAACAGGACTTGGGGTGTTATTTGCCGGTGCATCACTTTCGGTGATGATAATGGCATCCGCATTAGAACTTGCAAAATTAGTTGCAGCAACTTATCTTAAACAAAAATGGAATGATATTGGTGGATTCAATAAGTGGTATCTAACAATTTCCGTTGCAGTATTGATGTTAATTACATCTGCCGGTATTTTTGGATATCTATCAAATGCTTTCCAGGCCCAATCCCTAAAATTACAAGTAGTAGATAGGGAAATTGCGGTATACCAAACACGAATTACCACAAATGAGCAACAAATTATACAATTTACCGAACAAATATCTGTTTTACAGCAGAATTCGGGTAAATTAATTGATGGTGGTAAGGTAAACTCCCGTCTCATTCGTTCAATTGATAACAGAGGTAAAGAAAGTGATAAAATCAATGATAAAGTATCGAAATGACAAGATGAAAACGCTAAAAATACTGAAAAAATAAATGATATCAAACTACAAAATTTGGATTTAGAGAAAGAGGTAGGTGGATTTCGTTTCGTTGCTGAAGCATTTGGTGTAGAATTAAAAAATGTTGTAAAATTTTTCATATTTTTGATTGTAATAGTGTTTGATCCATTAGCAGTAGCACTTATTATTGCTTTCAACGGATTGGTTATAAAACGTAAACAAGAAGATGGTATTGATGTTATCATTGATGACGGTGGAATATCCGATACAATTGCAAAGTACAAAGATTACGAACTATATGGTGATAAAAAAGAGGATATAGTGGAAAATATTTTCGAAAATGAAGAAGATAGTGGAAAAAATTTACCAAAAGAGGAAGAAAACTCCGTTATAGTGGAAAATATTCCAACACCCGAAGAACCTGCTCTTAATTTAAAATGGGAAGAGTTTATGCACCCGGATTTCCCATGGAATAATACAAAATTGTGGATAAATAATTCAAAAGCAGTTCAATACTGGATGTCAAATAAGAATGGCACAGTTAGAGAACTAAATAGAATAAAATCGCAAGATGATAATATCAAAATTTATTAAAATTTGGTAGTTTAGATTATTTTTTGTATATTGGTATCTATGAAGATAGGATATGCATGTATTAATATGACAATGGGTAAGCACGTTACAACAAATCGTGCTATGATTAAAAAAACTTTTAATGCGAAGGGTTTGGATTATGTTTCTGAACTTGCCCTTAAAAATTCAGCCGATATTATTAAGATTTTGGAATGGAATAGATTAAATGGTATCTATTTTTTCCGATTATCATCAGCAATCATCCCATGGGGTGACCATATTGATTTAACTCAATTAAAAGATTACAAAGAAATTAAAGCAGAACTAAAAAAAGCCGGTGATTACGCTAAATTTTGGAATATGCGTATAAATTCCCATCCAGGCCCATTTTGTGTACTTACTTCACCAAATGAAACGGTTGTTAGTAATACGATAGCAGATTTGGAACTACATGGTAAGATATTTGATATGATGGGGTTATCTAAAACACCATACAATAACATTAATATTCATTGTAATGGGGTTTATGGAGATAAAAAGAGTGCAATGGATAGATTCATCACCAACTTCAATAAGTGTTCTAATTCGGTTAAAACGAGGCTTACAATTGAGAATGATGATAAAGGTTCTATGTACTCCGTTAAGGATTTGATGTACATTTACGAAAGAACAGGTATCCCCATTGTATTCGATTACCATCATCATCAGTTTTGTACAGGTGACCTTTCAGAAGAACAGGCATTAAAGTTAGCAGCAACAACCTGGCCTGAAGGAATCACGCAGGAAGTACATTATTCAGAATCAAAAGCTTTGCATGAGAATGATAGCAAACAAAAACCACAAGCACACTCCGATTATATTAATGTTCTCCCCAATACATACGGATTAGATTTGGATATTATGGTTGAAGCAAAAGCAAAAGAATTAGCAATACTACCATTCATAGGTAAACAAAATATGTGTGAATATAGTGGATTAAAATCAGTAGAATCATACGTTTAATTATTTAAAATTTATATATGAAAAATTATTTTGATTATTGGTATAAAAGAACCATAAAAGATGGGTTGAAAGCAATCAAATTAGTAATAGGGTTGGGATTAGCAGTATCTTTTGGGTATTCCGTTAATTTGCCAATTGGTATTATGTTTTTTGGATGGGTATTGATTGAATCTCTTATAGAAAAAAATTAATTATGAAAAAATACGCATTATATATTGGAAGATGGCAGAATTGGCACAAAGGACATGAGTGGTTAATCCGCCAACAAATGGATAAAGGAAAGAATGTTTGGGTTGCAATTAGAGATGTGCAGGTGGATGAAAATAATCCAAAATCTGCTCAAGAAGTTTTAATTATGTTACAAAATGAACCATTCTTTCAGAGTAATTGGGACAAACTATTTGTATCAATCATTCCTGATGTTGAAAGTGTAAACTATGGTAGAGGTGTAGGTTATGATGTTATCTATCACGAACCACCAACTGAAATTGCTGAAATAAGTGGAACTAAAATTAGAAAGGGAGTTATAGATAATAACGGAAATAGTATAGATGTTTTATGATTATAGTAGAAGAAAATTTTAATTTACTAGATTCGATTGAAAAAGATTCTATAAAAGAAAAATGTGATAATTTTATGATATCACAATCTCCAAATATGAATGGAGAAATGAAAAACTACTACAATAGGTTTACATTGAATCCGAATGCCAACGATTTAAAATCTATAAGTCAAAAAATATTATCCTATACAAAGGAAAAAATAAGATTATATTCATCCGATATGAGAGGGTGTGATATTCAAAATACAAAATCTATTTCTATAAATAGAATAGATACTACATCAAATACCAATGATGGGTATCATTATGATGATTCAGATGTAACGTTTATTTTGTATTTAAATGATGAATTTGAAGGCGGTGAGTTTGAATATATTGATAACAAAAATAGTGTAAAAAAAATAAAACCTAAAAAAAATATGATTATCATTTCCAACGATAAAGTAAGTCATAGAGTTCTTCCCGTAGTAAGTGGTATTAGGTATAGTTTAATTTATTTTTTTGATATTATAAAGAAAAAAGACAAAACACTAATATAATGCCTTTAGTTAAAAGACATATAGCAAAAAGTATAAGTTATAGGTTTATAGGAACTATAACTACAATTATTCTTACCACAGTTGCCGGCCTTCCAATAAAGTGGGCAGGAATGGTGGGATTGGGAGAGTTAGTAATCAAACCAATAATATACTTTCTACATGAGAGGATTTGGTATAAATTTATAAAATACGGATTAAAAAAAGAAAAATGAAATTAGTAACTGAAAAAAACAAAAACGGATTTGAAACAAATGAATTCAGGGAGTACTTAAAAACTCCATGTCCAAAAACAGAAATGACACAAGATGAAGT